TTCTTGCAGGGATAGCGCATATTCCTCACGATAGATCTTGAGTACGGGGTGAAAGATCTGTGCGCTGGTGCGGTACGGGGTTGCTTGAATGACAATGCCGTCATGGTCAACAGCGACAAACCCTGTCTTTGTCTGACCAACGGTAAAGCCTTCATGTTCTAGGTACATGACTGCTCGCAGGATCTTGGCCTTGTTGCGGGTGGTTGGGTACATCATGCGTATCTCACAGATGGCTTGCGGACATGCTCAACGGCAACTGCAAGGATTCGGCGTGACTCCGGTACATGACCAAGGAACTCGCTCACCTGCTTAAGTTCTTCGTTCGTCACGTTCTTTAGCATTGCTTCTGCCCACACATCCCACTCGGCAAACTCCTCCGCGCTGATCGGGGTGCAACGCTGTAGGTCGTTGCGAGTCTGCTCAACCTCGCGCTCCCCTACCAGGTTCTGAGGGATCAGAGCGCAGTACGCCTTGTGTATCGCTGATATATCAGGCTTCGAGTCGCGCACTAAACGGTGCTGGCGAATGCAACTTTGCAGTTTGTCTTGGTGCAGTTGACCCCACTTCTCGTTCAAGATGCTCGACAATACAGGCTCAAGTCTCCACTTCGGCCACAGTTCATCCATCAACTTTCGGTTGTCCATCCATGTGATTGTTGTCATACGCGAGAGTATATACATGTATCAAGATTCGCGCAAATCTATGCATGTCACAACAACGTGCATACAACGTGATTTTTTTTGATTTCAGCGAGGCTCAATGCCGGTGCTAGAGCGGGAATGTAGATCGGAAGGGAAGGACGAGATTTTTCAAATCTCTTTCAATCCCAAACCTTTGCAGCCCGGCTGGAAGTGCAGGAATACCATGACCCCACTTTCGTGAGGTCAGGGAGTCAGCCCAGCCGGAGCCGTGCGAGGTTTCCCATGCAATGCGTCTTACCATTTCGTTGGGGGATCAGCCAACCGCTTACCGCATTGAGGAGCGCAGCCCATAGGCTGGCGCGGGGTAGAGTCAGGCTCCCGCGTCTTTCATCCCTGATCCCCTACCGTGCCGGGATCTGTTTGCAGCATTGTTGACACTGATGTCAGGTTCGGTACAATGCGACCGCGCAGGAATTTAAGCGACCGCATCATAGCACCCAGTGCGAAAGATGCAAGCGCATGAAGCGGAGCAGACTTCGGTTTGCTCCGCTTCTATTTGGTATACTCAAGCCCCCGGAAGCGCGGCGCGTTGATCGAAAGATCCGCGCCGTGTTTGTTTCCGGAGCAGGAAACACAGGTCAAATTGGAATGCTGACCGCATCGACACAGTCGGCAAACTATGTCGATCTGCATAAAGGGTCAAATTATTCATAGGTTTATGCAGACAGCAGCGCGTTGCCGCGCCCTGTCCTGTCGGTAGGTTCTGTTACCCCATTGCCTGGGAAACGAGGGGCGTACCTTGCGGCCTTGTGCCTCGTCGCAAGTGGGAGTCTCACCCACATCTCCGCACCGGCACTATACATCTATATTTTTGTCAACAAATTCATGTCAATGGCGTTGACAGTCGATATACGGGTAAGTACCTTGTGTCAATCAGAGGCGCGTGCCGCTGATAACGCAACCAGTTTGAGAGGACTGACACCGTGACTACCAAGTTCAAAGTTACCGTTACTAACGCACAAACCAACCCGCACCTTGCTCGTATCTACTGTGACGTTCTTGTCGCTGCCGCTCGCGAGATCAACGATGCCGTTAGCCAGCGCGTGATTCGCGCACACAACGAACGCGCTTGCGTTGACGTTGACAACGAGTTTGCATTTGACGCTTGCATTGACGAAATCTACGCGGCCGAGGCCGCGTTCCTGTGCGCTCACCGCGACACGGAGGTGACCCTGTGACCAAGCAAATCCTGCAAATTGATGTTCTGTCGGAATGGGTTACCGATGACCAGGCTGCGGAGTACCTAAGCGAACACGTTGTCACCGCAACGCTTGAGGTGCATTGGGAACAACACGACGATGGTCGTTACGCCAACGTGTATGGCTGGGTGTTAATCTCTTGGAGAATCCTTGAGATTGCGGTTGATGATGTTGAGTTGACTGACCAAGACATTGTCCCGTCAGACTTCCCAATGGCCGAGGTACGCGCAGCCATTGAAGACGCGGAGCAGGTACGCAAGTACATTGCAGATCGACCACCGGAGGACGCATGAAATACCTATCCGTATGCTCAGGCATTGAAGCAGCGACCGTTGCATGGCATTCCCTCGGCTGGGAGCCTGTTGGATTCTCGGAGATTGAACCCTTCCCCAGCGCAGTTCTCGCGCATCATTACCCTCACGTTCCCAACTTTGGGGACATGACCAAATTTCAGGAGTGGCCATTAGATGCAGGAGCAATTAACCTTTTGGTGGGAGGAACCCCATGCCAGTCCTTCAGCGTTGCCGGGCTTCGGCAAGGACTCCGCGACCCACGCGGAAACCTCATGCTTACTTACCTTGCAATCGCTGCACGTTTACGGCCTCGATGGGTTGTCTGGGAAAACGTCCCCGGTGTCTTGTCATCGAACGGAGGACGGGATTTTGGTTCCTTCCTCGGGGGGCTGGCAGAATTGGGGTATGGGATCTCGTACCGGGTTCTCGACGCTCAATGGTGCAGAACACACGGGCATCCCCACGCCGTCCCGCAACGCCGGAGACGTGTCTTCGTTGTCGGATGTCTTGGAGACGAAACCGCTGCCGCAACGGTATTGTTTGAGCGCGAAAGCGTGCAGCGGCATTCTAAAAAGAGCGGAACGGCGCGGGAAGAAATTGCCTCAGATGTTGAGGGACGCGTTGGAGCAGGCTGTTGGTGGGACGGTGGAAACACCTCCGACACCCTGACAAAATGCGGGGCAAACGGGGCGCAGCGAATGCCCGACAAAGATAACTTTGGTGCGGTGTTGCAGCCAATTGCCAATGCGCTTGGCAGTCGCGGTGTGCGGTCGCACACGGAACTTGATGGACACGGTGCATATATTCCTATTGCTTCAGTTGCAATTCAAGGAAGCATGATTGGTCGGCAAGATCACAATGGGCCAAGTGGTAGTGGTTGTTCTAATTACGGTGAAATGTTTACTTTGACAACTACAGACGTACATGCGGTTGCCCAGGCAATGACCGTGCGCCGATTGACCCCAAGGGAATGCGAACGCTTGCAGGGGTTTCCCGACGATTACACGTTGATTCCTTGGCGCAAAAAGGCAGCAGAGGATTGCCCGGATGGGTCAAGGTACAAAGCCTTGGGAAATAGTATGGCGGTAAATTGCATGGAGTGGATTGGTGAACGCATTGCAGCCGTTGATGCAAAGGAGGACGCATGAACAAGTCAACAGACGGCAACGAACCGCGCAGTACGCGCCGGCAAGCAACGCGGTGGGATACACAAGACGCAGCCTGGACTGACATTCAACCGCGCCTAGGGACGCTCAACGCGTTGGTGCTTGACGCGATTACTCAACAACCAGGCACTTGCGACGAACTTGAGATTCGGTTGTCATTGACACATCAGACTTGCAGCGCGTGTGTCAACAGCCTGATGAACGATGGACTGATTGTTGCTGACGGCAAGCGACCAACACGGTCAGGCCGAGCAGCGCGTGTGTGGACATTACCGATACCAACAACCTTGTTTGGGAGGGCAACATGAAAGACGATGACAACCGATGGGCGCGGCCTGTAATGGAAGACGTTTCATGGGAACACGCAACAGGCATTCCTGCGTTCCTCAACGAGCGCGGCATTAGAGAGGGGCTGGCAAAGCATGTTGGTTTGCCGGCGGTCATCATTGTTGCCGGCGACCCCATGCTGCACCGCGTTGACGAGGGTGACGGCAACCCCGTGTTTCAGTACTGGCGATCATCCGTGTACCTCGTCAGTTCGACACCAACGGGCATTGAGGGGACGCGGTTCACAAGCCTGTGCGTCCGCGACCCGGATGACACGATTGAATCCGTGCGTGACGAACTGCTTAACAAGTGTGTCAACTTTATCACCAAATGTGAACCTTCAACCAAGATCAAATATGTCTCGTAAATTACCACTAGGGTGCTTGACCGTAACCCTGCGAAAGTACGGCGACTCAGTCATCATTTACGACGAGGACGGCAACCAAATCGCGCAGATATACGCGCAAGTGCAAGGGTCTGAAATTAACGACCGCATCAGAGTCAGTATCAGGGCTGAACAGAAATACCGAATCGGAAGACATAAGGACGGACTATGAGTACACCAACACCAGGCTATTACGAAACGCTGTTGAACGAGCGCGGCCTAGTCGTGACGCACTTACGCGCACAGATCAGGGACATTCAG